CATCTTTAGTTACAGTGCCATCTACACCCGTACGTGTTGAACTTGATACAACAGTTGGTTGTGATGGTTGAGTAGGGGCAACTGGAGCGGGTGGTTGAACTACAGGTTGTGTAGGTGCCACAGTTGTTGGGGGAACAATGATAGGTACAACAGGTTGAGCAGGAGGAACTTCAGGTTTCGGGGCAGTAACAACTACTTCTGGAACTGTAGGAACTTCCCAAGCATTAGCGCCAGCATTATACGTTGCTGCACCGCTATCAATCTGAGCTTGTGTAGCTAAGTCTGTATTAGGTGAACGATATTCTGGAACAACTTTATCTGGGTTACCAGCAAAGCCTGCACTACCACCCACATCAATCTGAGCTGCGCCACTGCCAGTTTCTAATTGACGGACAGCATCTGCAGGACTCATACCCTGACGAATCAATTCATTGTACTGAGCTTCTTGTTGTGGTGTGTAACCTGTTGCAGTTTGATTGATAGGAGCTGAAGGTTCAACAGCAGCTTGGGTAATGTTACCTTGACTGTCAGTGATGTTACCATATTGATCCATAAAGTTGCCACCGCCCACATCAACAAGATTAGGGTTAGTTGTTGGTACTTCAGGAATGACTGGAGCGGGTTGTTGACTTGCAAGATATGCTTCTTGTTGTTGCTGTAATGTTGTTGTAGCTTGTTGTTGACCAGTATAGCTATCTAAGCCACGTTGATATGCTTCACGTGTGTATGCGTTGTCTGCACTATAGCCCATCTTCTTTAAGAATGTATTATAGTCATTACCAGCAGCGGCTTGTTCCCATTGTTGAACATTACCACCTAGACCATTTAATCTAGCTTCCATTGTAGCACGTTGGCTTGCAGACATATTAGCTTGGCGTTGTGCTGCTAAGTCTTGTTCATATTGAGTACCATACTTGTCAGCAGTTGCAGTGATGTCACCTGTTGCTGGGTCAAAGCCAGACTGTTCAATATAGTTGTCTAAGCCTGATGGTGTTACAGGTCCTGTTGTAGTTGAACCTGTTGTTGTATCGGGTTGTACTGGTGCTGCGGTTGAAGCAGAATCAATTAATCTATTGTATGTGTTATTGTTAACGCCTGCGTCAAGTTGTGCGCCAGTAAGTTTACCACTATCGATTGCTGCTGCTGCTTTGTTTAAGTCAACACCTTTATCAAGCATGTACTGAGCATTGCTTCTGGATACGCCACTGTCAACTAACTTAGCAAAACTATCGGCTTTACCGCTACTTACGATTGACTTCATATCCATTGTGTTGACACCAGACTTCAATAAGCTGTCAGCAGTTGATGTTGTTAGTTTGCCTGCGTTGATATAGTTGCTTGCATCAGCAATATTGTTTGCCGAAACACTATTGGTCAATAAGTTATTGATTTGTGCTTCTGTGAATTGTGTATTAGCTAAACTTGTTAGTGTACTTGCAGGTACGCCAGTTGATGCCATGTTCACTAAGTCACTTGCATTGTAGCCAGCATTGACTAAGTTCTGTACGTCAGTTGCACTATAGCCGCCACTAGCTAACACTTGAGCGTCAGTTGCGTTAACTAAGCCAGTGTTTGTAATTTCATTTGTTTTGATTTCAAATGGAGTCTTAGATACTGCATCTGAAACGGGAGCTTGTTCTTTGGGACCATAACGATTAACAACTTTGTTAGTTGCATTGAAGGTATCAAGAGCCTTTGTAGCTGCACTGTTAGTAACGCCGTTATCTGCCCAGCCCATTTGTTCGTTGATGTACTGTTGTGGGTTACCCGTCTTAGCAATTTGTTGTGCTTCTTTCAACACATAGTCTGGAACACTTGCTTGTAATTGTTGAATGGTTGTTGCTGCGTTCTTGCTGAATGCCTGACTTGCTGCTGCACGTGCTGAGTCACTGTCAGTCCAACCTTGTTGTTGAATCAAGTCACCTAATGGGTCTTGACCTTTACTGTATATTTCTGCTAGTTGATCCTTTGGTACTGCTGCGATAGCTTCTGCAGGAGTCATTAGTTTAGCAACACCACCTGATACTGTACCTAAGATTAAGCCTGCTTTAACAGCAGTCATAACGTCTTGACCAGTTAACACAGCACCTGTAGCTGCTGAAGTTGCGCCCATAGCTGCGGCTTGAGCAACGGGACCTAATGAGCCTGTAGCTGCGCCCGCCATACTACCCATATAGCCCATAGCGCCGCCCGTGAAGGCTCCTTTGATGATATCACCACCTGTGGCTGCTGCGCCGGCACCTCCTCCTAACGCTCCTGCCCACATAGGTGGAATGCCATAAGCCATAGCTACAGCACTAGTGATTGCACCGATTGGGTTACTTTTAATTGCTTGCCAGGTGTCTTCTAATGTATCTCCAATGTCTTGTGCAGTATCGCTTACAAAGTCAAAGAAGTCGTCAAATATACTCATTATTAATCCTTTTTGTATTTATTGTTTTACAACCTGCGCACTGATGCTGCGTAAGCCAAACTCATCAGTGATAACATGTAAGGTATCTGTAGGAGTAAAGGTCACTTCAAGGATGTATCTATAATAACCTGGTAATGGCTTGTCAACTAATGTACTAAAGATTGTATCAATAGCCTGCGACCCATCAGTTAAACTTGTATAGTTGTATACCTTTTGTGCAACTGTTTCATCAAAGTTAAAGAAGTAATCAGGGTTGATTGGGTCAGTGTTAATGATACCTATATAACGGTTGATTTGCACGTTAACAGTCATGTCGCCTGCTCCCGTAAAGTTAAGTATCTGATCCAATTGACCTGATACGAATACTCTGTCTGTTGCTCCAGTAACAGTTACACGAACGTCACAGTCAGTTGAACTTGTTACGTCACCGTAATCAAGGTACACATCACCGCCACCAGTATCATCTCCGATACCAGGGTAGTAACTTGTTGTTCTAAAGATTACATAAGTTGTGGTACATTCAACTACACCGATTGCGCCTTGCCCGCCGTTGTAGAAGCCTTCACTCCAGCCATCACCGCTGATGTTATTACCGTTAATGAATGGTACACTTGCTTGCGTTGAACTAAAGATATACTTAAAGGTTCTATCATCTAGTTGAACTGCTGAACTACATGAAATGGGCGCAACATATAAGTCTGATGATGTAGGCTGACTAAATGGTATACGATAGTTGCCAGTCAAGTAAGCTGTTTGATAAGAGCTGAAGCCTGCGAAGTTCTGACCTAAGCCACTAGGACCACTAAGCAAGTAATTGATAGCGTCAGTTATATTCTGACTGTCGTTTTCTTCAATAGGATACGCAGCCATTATCTGTCATCCTCAACTTGTGTTACTTGCCATGTTGTTGCGCTTGTCATCCAAATACTGTTGTTTGAACTGTTACTCAACACAATGTTGTTTACTCTGAAACTATTCTGGTCAATCTGACACCATGGACTTTCAGTATCAATAGCCATTTCTACTGGAGTCTTTGCTGTTGCGGGTGAACCTACGCTTGTTGCACCTTCAATCGTAACTGTTACGTTACCTTTGTGTGTGCTAGTTGCAGGGTTAATTGTAGTATTGTAATCACCAGTAAACGGCTCGCCACCTATGTTGTTTACTTCAGGTAGAATTCGATGTACCATTAACTTGCCTGAATAGTCTTTCAATAGTTTAATGTTATCTCTACGGAACTCTGACTCAATCGCTGAACCATCATGCCATGTATAACCTATGTCTTTCTGTACTAACTTTTGGTTAGTAACGCCTCTAGCATAGACAACAGTACGTGAACCTAAGTTCGGTGTAGTGCCTGTATAGATAGGACTCTCACATGCCATTGTTGCTGACGCTACATCACGTGGACTGTTCCATAACTGTAAGTCATATCTGAAACTTAACATCTTGTTTGGTACACCATTGATAGCTTCACTGTCTGGATAGTAAATCTCAATCATATTCTTTTGACTGTTTACTTCCATAAACACACGGTCATAGTATTGTGGATCAAGCTGGTCAAAGAACCAATTCTTAACCTGTTGATTACCTATACCTTGAAAGTCTTGACCATCAAATACCCAGATATCTCTAGCGTCTACGCCATACACAAGTTTGTCAGTGTTAGCCCAGCAGTTGCTTGATAACAATCCACGACCCTGGTTGAATAGTTTAACACCAATGATAGGAGCACTTGTAGTACTATAGTTCAATGGACTGAATACAACTGTGTCCCAATATGAGCATAAAAAGAAGTTACCGTTACATGGGAAAGCATCTAGTGCAGGACCACGCAATGGAACTTCAAGTTGGTTAGCTACGTTCGTAACTGTGGGTGTCCAACTTAATGGGGCTTGATTAAGACCAAATGCTTGGCTCCACTGAACAGTTACTGGGTAGATTTCGTCAACACTTGAGCTGTTGATGCTTGTTGCTGATAAGTTACCTGCAACTAAGATAGAACCAACGTTAGGCGTACTGTACAAACGCATAAAGTTAGCATAAACACTCTTCCAGTTAGGGTTATAGTTCCATGTGTATGTAGGACTTACTGTGCCTACATCGCCACCAGGGTAACTGCCACCAGGAACAGCTAGATAGTCAATAGTTGTAGTTGTACTTGAAACTACTGTAAATGTACCATTAAAGAAGTTATTAACATTAGTGATAGTAATCTTTTGACCACTGATGTAAGGAGGCGCATCATATGTTGTATCTAACGTAATACGCATTGTTGTTGGGTTAACATATGTAATGTCAGTCATACCTGAAGGTAGTATTAACCCTGAATACTGTACAAGAATAGCACCTGGCTCGTCTGGTAAGAACATTGGGGGATTTAAACTATCATTAAAGAAAGGAACAGTACCGTTCCACGCTTCAGTAATGTTAGTTGCTTGGGTGTAACCACTGAAAGGAGTGCCACCTGGGGTAATGTTAGTCCAACTTCCCCCGTTACTTGCGTACCAGTTACCCTCTACTGTAGCTACAATGAACCAGAATTGACCAGATTGTCTAAACCCTGAACTAACATATGTGGGCGTGCCTGGGATAGTTGATAGTATTTCTTCATCTCCCGCAACACTTCGTACGCCACGTACATCACTTTCAACGTTTTTTCCACCGTTGTATTCGTTAGGGCCCAATTGAGTAGAAGGTACATCTGGGCAGAATGTCATCTTTGTAAATGGTATACGAACTTCATCGTACTTTGATTTGATTTGAGCCATAAGTAATGGGTTTCCTGTTTATGTAC